AGCTTGGGTACGTGTAGAAAAAGGCTCGTTTATGAAGAAGGATAAGGCTCGCTCTGAAGAGATTGCGATGAACCTCGCACAAATGGGCTTGATTGACCCTTACAACCTCTTCAAAGACCTTGGTATGAAGAACGCAGAGAGCCGCTATGATACACTCGTCAAGTTCAAGATGGACCCAGCTAGTGTCTCGGATGAAGTAAAGGCTGAGATGCAAAACCGCCAGGCTTATATTGACTTCGCTTGTATTATGAACGGTGAAGACGTAAAGGGCCACGATGACGTAGATGCTGAACACATCCTTGCACACCGCACACAGATTACAACTGATAAGTTCTTATATGCTAAGCCAGAGCGCCAGAAGGCTATGATTGCACACATCCAAGAGGAAGTATATCTATTGAGCCAGCGTGTAAAGCTACAAGAGGCTAGTATGCAAGGGCTTTTGATGGACCCTAATATGCCAGTAACCCCAGAAATACCAGAAGTACAACAACCTATGCCAATGGCTGGTGACCCTAATGCTATGCCACCACAAGGCCCTATGATGCCACCAATGCCACAACCACAAGGCGGTATGATGGGCGATGCTAGCGCAGGTGAGCAGCTTATGGCGCAACAAATGCCAGCACAACCAGAGGGAATGGGCGATGCTAGTGCACTTGGTGGACTTTTAGGACAATAAGCGTTATAATTAAGTTATTAACAATCTAATTAAGGAGGCTACAGCCAATGGATGCAGACTTACAAGATGTCGGCTTAAACGCTCTTGAAGCTATGGAAGCTCAGGATGCAGAACAAGCTGATAACACTAACGAGGATGCCGCTGAAACTACAGATGTAGAGGATGCTGGCACAGAACAAAATGATGCCAATACTGAGGTCGAAAAGACTGAAGGGGATGACACCAGCTCAGATGGAGAAGGTAAGGAAGAAACTGAACCTGAAGAGAAGGTAGAAGATAAAAAAGAGCTCTCAGATGAAGAGTTTGAAGAAATGGCCAAGAAAAAAGGCTATGCCAAGGCTCCTAGTGAAGAGCAAAAGGCCGAAGACGACGCTAGAGCGAACACTATGGAAAAGCTTTTGGCTTGTCCTAAAGAAATTGACAGTGAAGTTTGGGAAGAACTCCCAGCACAAAACAAGATTATCTACAACGCATTACCTTATATCACCGCTGAAGGAAAAGACGGTGAGGTTTTGCGTGTAAAGACACCAGACCAACTCCCAGAGGACTTCGAATTTGCCAATAAAAAGGCAGAGATGAAGTTCCAGAATGACTTACAGGCTCAAGAGATGAAGGCCACAAAGATGTCTGAGGCCCTTAACGCTCGAGCACAACGTGCACAGGCTGAGTATGCACAAAGACAAGAGGCCGTGAGCGTTATCAACCAAATCGAGGCTTTACAAAAGACTGGAGAGCTGCCAACACCAAAGGCCAAGCAAGGTACAGAAGAGTTTGACAAAGACGACGCTGTAGTTTTGATTAACAAGGTTCTTAACTATCGCTCATCTCGTATGGCTGAGGGCTTAAACTTGCCTATCAAAGATGCTCTAATGTTATATAAATCACAACACCCTGATGAGTTTGTTAAAAAAGAGGCCAAAGGGGACGTAGAGCGCCAAAATATCGCTAAGAAGATATCTGGCGGCGGTAAAGCATCAGGCACACCAGTAAACAATAAAGAAAAGCCACAGTATTATAGGCCTGGAATGTCCACTGAGGACGTTATAGACCGTATTATGGACGATTGGGATAATTAGGAGGTATTATGGATAACAATTTATCAAACAAAGAGTTTGAGGCTCAACTTCTCGCTCAAGCACAGGGCCAGACAGTAGCTAATGATGGTGCAAAACTATTAACAGACCGTCTTCACGACCTATTCGGAGCTGACGACCTAGTAAAGATTAAAAACTTCACAAAGCGCATCATCGGATGGGTGTATTGTGACAAGACTGGCACACGTGTTGAGCAGCCTAACGAGTTCACTCGCCGTGTCTGGCAAGGCCCACAGAAAGCTCGTAGCGTGAACCCTGGTAAAAGTATTATTATCCCTGGATGGGAAGCCTTTGTAGCCCTTAACCGCTTTTATGAAGACTGGGCAACACACGAAAAAGCAGATAGTAAAGTCTCTTATGTCTTATCTGGCACTATGCAGCAAGAGTTCTTGGACCAAGCCTTCGGTGGCAAGGTAGACATTAACGACCTTAACTCTGAACCAGTTGTGGATGTGAAAAAAGAAGTAGAGGATGATTTAGGACTTACTGATGGAGAAGAAGAACCTCAAAAGTCTGCTACAACCAAAAAGAAATGAGTTGTCTGAGCTTCAACGCTTATGCAGGGAAACACAAAAACAGATAGATGATGCTGTAGAGCAGGGGAATGACACCCTGCTCACCCTGCAAGATGAGTTTGAAGAGCTGGCCAAAAAGAAACGAGAGCTTTTGCGTGATATAGAAAAGCTAGAGGATAGGTGGGAACGGTTGCGAAAAAAAGTAAGCTACACCGAGAATACCTATGGGGAATATCTTAATGCAATAAGAGAAGGAAAGCGAAATGAACCTAAAGTACAGGTGGATAGCACTATTTAAGAACAAGATGATTAAACAACCTGCGGATGACAGGTACTCTAAACACGACCCAAGCAAGGAGTGGAACCCAAGCTCATTCAGGGACTTCCAAGACTATTTTGATAGCCACGAGAAGGACCTGGAGCTTTTTCATTTGATTAGCGAAGATAAAGACTATGCGGTAGATTTAACCGACCCGTATAGGCCGAAGATACTTGAAACAAGAAAAGGCAGCCATTGGGGGTCTGATAAAACAGTCATTCTGCACCGTGAGAAGCGTGATATAAGCGATGTTAGGATAATTTACTATAGGAAGATGGAAATGAAGGTAGAGAACGGCCAGATGAGCTCTCCTGAGGTTGTAGGCTATGTTTTAGGCTACCAAGGTATTGACAAAAACGGCAATAATCGCCAAAAAACTATAACCGTGTTATAATTAAGACATAACGACTATTTGCAAATAGGAGAACATAATTATGTCAGCAACAACAACTTGGCTCGAACAGAACGGTGCTGCAACTGGTACCCCAGCACACGGAACTGAGAGCACAATCTCATCTTGCGACTGGAAGAGTGTAGACGATACTACTACTCCAAGAGCTTCTGCTCCAGTCTTAGCAGGTGAGAACTCATACGATAAAAAGATTTATCTTAAGTTTACGGGTACATTTAATCAGATTAGTGCCGTTAAGTTTGCACACACCGCTGGTACCCTCGGCACAGGTATTAGCCTTGTCGGGAAGGTTACATCAACTTACACTACTCCTGCAACATCTGCTTTATCTAGCTCATCGGATATGACGAGCCCTATCTCTATTGGCTCTGGTGCATCAGTACTTCTTGGCACTTCTGGCCCTAACGATGCTAGCCCAAGCGCAAGCCAGACTTCACAATGTTATACACAATACTTAGTAACTCAGGTACAAACTACTGCTGCTGCATCTGCTGGTGATAGTGGAACTGCTACCCTTACTGTACAATATAACGAAAACTAGGAGGTTGTATGGCTTTTAGCTATAATAAATCAAACCTTGCTACATCAACTCTAACCACGGGGATAAACTCAAGTGCTACCTCTATAACGGTTAGTAACGCAACAAGCTTTCCTGATGCTCCGTTTTTTATTACGCTTTTACCGTCAGACACTATCTCATCTATCGCTAACTCTGAAATTGTACTCTGTACCGCAAAAAATAGTACAACGTTTACTATTACAAGAGGGCAGCGAGGCACAACGGCTAGGGCTTTTAGCTCTGGGGCTATCGTAACACAAGGTATCTACACTCAAGACCTAGATTACGCACAAGCCGTAGGCAAAAAGGTCTTCTCTGCTGAACTGAGCGGCAACGCATACGTGATTACTGATGATATGTTACCTAACACGCCAGATAATGGCCTATCTATCCGTGTAGTGTTTGATATAGACTATACAGGTAGTGAGCTCAAGCTCAAGCTTAACTCTGGTAGTGCTGCAAACGTATACGTGAGAGGTGCCACAGATTACTCTACAGGTTCATTTACAAGCGCTGGAGTACGTGCGAATATCGTCTATTCTCTCGTGTACTACGGAGGTGTATGGTCCATCACTAATATGTACCAAAAGCTAGGCTTTGGTGATATTGACTATTCAACATATATGGTAAACTCTCTCCCAAATACGGGAGTAGAAGGGGCTAAATACCTTGTATCCGCTATAAATTACAAAATCTCTAAGCTTAAAGGCGATACAAGCCAAACGACTTTAACAGGCAAGAACCTATTTGGAGTTGCTGACTATACAACTAACTGGGGCGGTGGTTCTTCAAGCTGTACGAATAATGAGATAACAATTAGTGGTACACCAACATCAAACTATATTGGTATTGTCCCAAATAATACTGCCTTAAGTACCACTATCCCAGCAGGAACATACACGCTAAGATTAAACAAAACACTACCATTTACAATTTATGTAAATCTAGTACAGACAGACAACACTACAAAATGGTTCACGATTACACCGAATGCTACTTCATACACAAATACGCTAACCGCACCTGCAACAAAGGTAGTGTCTTGGTCTGATATGACAGGTATTTCAGGTCAGACATATAATATCACAGGCTTGCAAATACAATTCGAGGCTGGTTCAACAGCAAGCTCATTCGAGCAGTATTGTGGCGGAGTTCCAAGCCCTAACCCAAGTTATCCA